AACAACTAACATTTATTAAATCAAAATTTGAAACTGGAGGAACAAAATGAGTGTCGTTCAAGAACCTGAAGTAAAGTGGACGCCCGACCAAATGGTGGAAGTGATTCTTAACGAACCTGATGATTTTCTCAAGGTTCGTGAGACTTTGACCCGTATCGGAGTTGCTTCAAGAAAGGAAAAGAAAATCTATCAGTCTTGTCATATTCTACACAAGCAAGGTAGATATTATCTCGTTCACTTTAAGGAATTGTTTGCCTTGGATGGCAAACATGCAAACCTGACCGTGAATGATGTTCAGCGTCGTAACCGTATCGCTCAGTTGATTGCAGATTGGGGACTAGTAGAAATCGTTGATGTTTCCAAGATTTCTGATATTGCTCCACTCAATCAAATCAAAGTTCTTGCATATAAGGACAAAGATGAGTGGATTTTAGAAACAAAATATAATATTGGTTCTAAAAAGAAAAAGGTAGAAGAATCCGAATGATAAAAGGCGGGTTTCCTCACCTGCCTTTTTATTGAATATATTATAATTAGTATTGGATGCCGAAAGGATCCATAAAATACAAACTCGCTTTTAAAGGAGATACCATAATGACTAACCTTACAAGGTATAATGCTGCGGATCTTTCCACTTTGATGGATAAAATCACCCGCAATAGTATTGGATTGGATGAATACTTTGATCGTATTTTCAGTCTTCATGAAACAACTTCTAATTATCCTCCATATAATCTCGTTCAAGTTAGTAATGTAGAGTCAAGATTAGAACTTGCACTTGCTGGATTTAAGAAAAAGGAAGTTTATGTCTATACGCAAGATGGCAAACTTTTTGTTGAAGGTCAAAAAGAAGATAAAGAAACGGAAAGTAACTACTTGCACAAAGGTTTGGCTCAACGGTCGTTTACACGTTCCTGGACACTTTCTGATGATACGGAAGTTAGATCAGTTGATTTTGAGGATGGACTTTTGACTGTGACTCTCGGTAGAATTGTTCCAGATCATCATAAACGTAAAGATTATCTATAAATACAATTGAATATCGTCGTCGCTATGCCATAGGAGGCAACTGGCAAAATCCAGTTGACGCCTCCTTTTTTTCTTGCTACAATATACATACAATAATTTTTAAAATTATGACTTTAAAATTAGTTCTATTAAAATCTGGAGAAACAATTATTTCTGATGTTAGAGAAGTTCTCCAAGAAGAAAAACTTTATGGATATCTATTTACTAATCCAAAAAGAGTTTTTTATGATTCTCCAGTATTAGTTCCCGAAGAACAAAAACAATCTAGTGTTGTTAACGTTTCTTTAACTAGATGGATTCTTTTATCTAAAAGCAATCAAATGGTAGTGCCATTTGATTGGGTTGTAACTATCGTAGATCCTATTGAATCTCTTGAAAAAATGTACAACCAAGATAGTGTTACCGAAGAAAATAATGAAAATTTAATTGAAGAGGAAAATAGTGATGGAAGCAACAATTAAGACTATTGTTTTTAAAAATGGAACAATAGTAATATCGCAAATTGAAGAGGTTGAATCTGAATTAGGTGATCCTAATTGTAAGTTAATTAAACCATGTGAAATTAAAAAACAAATTACTGATGAGGTTTATCTGCAAAATTGGTTATGTGATTATACAAAACAGGAAGAATTTTTAGTTAATTCTGATAGCATCTTAACAATTATTAATCCCAATTCTGATATTATTAAAAAATATATTGATATTATTTCCTGATGCGATTTTATACTAACGTTCAAATGGTCGGGGACAACTTTCTTGTCCGTGGATATGAAGATGGTAAACACTTCATGACCCGTGAGAAGTTTAACCCGACTCTTTTTGTCCCTGCTAATAAAAAAACTAAATATCAAACTTTAGGTGGAGAATATGTAGAATCAGTTCAACCAGGATCTGTTCGTGATTGTAGGGAATTTGTTAAGAAGTATGAGAACGTAGAAAATTTTAAAATCTTCGGAAATACTCAATACATCTATCAGTATATTTCTGATATGTATCCCGAAGATGAAGTTAAGTTTGATATTAATAAGATTAAGGTATCTACAATTGATATTGAGGTTGCTTCTGAAAATGGATTCCCTGATGTGGAATCTGCAGCAGAAGAAGTTCTTCTGATTACTATTCAGGATTATTCTTCCAAGCAAATTCGTACTTGGGGTAAAGGTCCTTTTCAAAACAAACAAAAGAATGTTGATTATCGTTCTTTTTCTACTGAATATGATCTCCTAAACGATTTCATTAGTTGGTGGATGATTGAATCTAACACTCCTGAAGTTGTGACTGGATGGAACAGCAAACTGTATGATATTCCTTATCTTGTTCGTAGAATTGATAGGGTTCTTGGTGAAAAGTTAATGAAACGTTTGTCTCCTTGGGGACTTGTAACTGAAGATGAAACCTATATCTCTGGACGTAAGCATCTTTGTTATGATATTGGAGGAATCTCACAGTTAGACTATCTTGATCTTTATAAAAAATTTACTTATAAAGCACAGGAATCTTATCGTTTGGATCATATTGCAAGTGTAGAATTATCTCAACAAAAGTTGGATCACTCTGAGTTTGATACTTTTAAAGATTTTTATACTAAAGGTTGGCAGAAATTTGTAGAATACAACATCAAGGACGTGGAACTTGTTGACCGTTTGGAAGACAAAATGAAACTAATTGAACTTGCTATTACTATGGCATATGATGCTAAAGCAAATTATGAGGATGTATTTTCTCAAGTTCGTATGTGGGATACAATTATTTACAACTATCTTAAAAAAAGAAATATTGTAATTCCTCCTAAAGAACGTTCAGATAAGGATTCTAAGTATGCTGGTGCTTATGTAAAAGAACCCATTCCTGGTGTGTATGATTGGGTGGTTAACTTTGACCTTAACTCTCTATATCCTCACCTAATTATGCAATACAACATAAGCCCTGAAACTTTGGTGGAACAAAGGCATCCTTCAGTAACTGTGGATAAGATTTTGAATCAAGAGATTGATTTTGAACCTTATAAAGAATATGCTGTTTGTGCAAATGGTGCGATGTATCGTAAAGATGTTCGTGGGTTTCTTCCAGAACTGATGGAAAAGATTTATAAAGATCGAACCATCTATAAGAAGAAAATGATTGAGGCAAAGCAACAATATGAGAAAAAGAAAACTAAAGAACTGGAAAAGGAGATTGCAAGATGTAACAACATCCAAATGGCAAGGAAGATTCAACTTAATAGTGCTTATGGTGCTATTGGCAATCAGTACTTCCGTTATTTTAAATTAGCAAATGCTGAGGCAATTACTCTTTCTGGTCAAGTTTCAATTCGTTGGATTGAAGAAAAAATTAATAAGTATTTAAATAAACTTCTTAAAACTAATGAGGTAGATTATGTTATTGCTTCTGATACTGATTCCATTTATCTTAATATGGGTCCTTTGGTTGAAAGTATATACAAGGGAAGAGAGAAAACTACTGAAAGCGTTGTTTCGTTCCTTGATAAGGTCGCTAAGGTGGAACTTGAAAAGTATATTGAAAGTTGCTACCAAGAACTGGCAGACTATGTGAATGCCTATGATCAGAAGATGCAGATGAAGCGTGAAAATATTGCCGACCGTGGAATCTGGACTGCCAAGAAGCGTTATATCCTGAATGTTTGGGATAGTGAGGGTGTTCGTTATGATCAACCCAAACTGAAGATGATGGGTATTGAGGCAGTTAAATCTTCGACTCCTGCACCTTGCCGTCAGATGATTAAGGATGGGTTAAAATTAATGATGAGTGGAACTGAAGAACAAGTGATTGAGTTTATTGATAAGTGCCGTTGTGAGTTTAAAAAACTTCCACCAGAACAGATTGCATTTCCTCGCACAGCATCTGATGTCCGCAAGTATTATTCCTCTTCGAACATTTATGCACCAAAAACTCCTATTCACATTCGTGGAGCACTTCTTTTTAATCATTATATTAAAAATAAAAATCTTACCAATAAGTATTCATTAATTGGTAATGGTGAAAAGGTCAAGTTTATTTTTTTGAAAAAACCGAATATTATTCAAGAAAATGTAATTTCTTTTATACAGGATTTCCCAAAAGAACTTGGTCTTGACAAATATATCGACTATGAACTACAATTTGAAAAGAGTTTTATAGATCCACTTAAGTCAATTCTTGATGCAATTGGATGGAATGTTGAAAAAACTGTCAACCTTGAATTATTTTTTTCTTAATGGATTTGCCTATTACTGAACCAGAATTTAATTATATACTTGAAAAAGTTAAATCAAACAAACAATTATATAATAAACTTTGGTCATATTGGTTCAATTACAAATATCAAAATGGTAAATAATTATGGATTTTCTTAAAGACATTGTAAAAGAAATTGGTGGAGAATACACACAACTGGCATCAGATATTGACGAAACTGAAACTTATGTTGACACAGGTTCGTACATATTTAATGCTCTTGTTAGTGGTAGTATCTTTGGTGGTGTATCTGGTAACAAGATTACTGCAATCGCAGGTGAAAGTTCTACAGGAAAAACTTTCTTTAGTTTGGCTGTGGTTAAGAATTTTCTTGATAATAATCCTACTGGGTATTGCTTGTATTTCGATACTGAAGCTGCAATCACACGATCCTTATTGGAGAGCAGAGGTATTGACACAACTAGATTGGTTGTGGTTAATGTTGTTACAGTTGAAGAGTTTCGTGGTAAAGCACTAAAAGCAGTTGATTTATACATGAAGAAACCTGAAGGAGAACGCAATCCTTGTATGTTTGTTTTAGACTCTTTGGGAATGCTTTCAACCAGTAAAGAAATTAATGATGCTCTAAATGATAAAGAAACTAGGGATATGACCAAATCCCAACTTATCAAGGGTGCGTTCAGAATGCTCACTCTAAAACTTGGTCAAGCAAACATTCCAATGATTGTAACCAATCATACCTACGATGTTATCGGTGCTTATGTTCCTACTAAAGAAATGGGAGGTGGTAGTGGTCTTAAGTATGCTGCTTCTACCATCATTCATCTCTCGAAGAAAAAGGAAAAAGATGGAACGGAAGTCATTGGAAACATTATCAAGGCAAAGACTGCTAAGTCGCGT